TTCTTCATAATAATCAGTACCTTCCATCTTTCTATATTTTGTTGCAAATTGTTCTGATGCTACTGAAAAGAGACTACCAACCACTATGTAAAGAAATCCATCGAATATAAATTGTTCTATCTTTTTATCATAAAAAGTAGACAATACTGCCATAAATATCATAACAAGAAAAGAAAAAAACATCATCATTCTTTTTGATGATAACCTACCTCGTATTCCACTAAAAGTTTCTGAAACAGGACTAAGTGGTTTCAATGTTTTCTCCCAAATCTTCCTCTAACTTTTTAATAAAGTTATTTCTAAATTCTTCAAACTCTTTTTCTATTTTTTCCAAAAGTTCTTCCTTATTCAAAGGAGTTTTCCATTTTTCATTATCACCAAAATCATTTGTAAATTCCATTCGTGATAACTCACTAGCAATCATATCTTTGTCTCTTTCTGCTTCCTTCAACCAAGATAATGCGTTTTCTTTTAGTTTTCTTTTTTCATATTCATCCCATTTACCTTCAAGACGAATTTTGTGTTCCATATCAACAACGCAATCAAAACACATACCATGAATACTTTTCATTTTTTGATCAAGTCTTTTTGGCATACCACAAGTGCAAGTTTCTTTTGGACAGTTTGGAAATGAATTTAGATATTCGTGTAACTCTTGTTGCCAAACTTTACCAAGTTTTATCTTATAGCCATTTCTTTGTTCCCATTCATTTCCATCAGAATCAAACCATTTATCACCAATTTTTCTTGAAATATTTGATTCTTTGTCTTCTTCGGTATACCCAACGGTAACTTTGTTTTGACTATCATGTTCACCGGCAAGAAGTTTCTTAACATCATCAAGACTTTCAATTTTAATATCCATAACATAACCTTTTATTTTATTATTTCAGTGTAAACTTTATTCCAAAATTTTCTTGTTATCATATGTAATGGTCTTAAACCATTTTTATCCTTTTTACTCTCTTTCATTTTACCACGTTTGGTATTGAATTTAGAAACAACCATATTGAATATATCAGCGTCAAACCAACCAAATATAGAAATGAAACGTGATTTTAATTCTGATAATTTTGCCTCTCTATCACTTAATGCAGTTTGAATTGATTTAGAGTTCATTTCGCCAAATGATGGAATGTCATATCGGACATGATTAATCACCATATAATAAACGTATGGATTCTGAATATCTTTGTAAGGTAAATGACTACTACCATTCCACTTCATCAGTCTTTTGTAGTCTTTTAATTTTGATACATCGTCTTTATCAACTGCATAAATTACAACAGTAGCGTCACCATCAAATTGTTCAATAACATTTGTTGCATGAAATGGTGTATTTGATTTTTGAATATGTTTGACATTATGACGACGCATTATTGCAAACTTTTCGTCATATGTTAATGGCTTTTCTATTGGATCCGTAATATCATTTGTAACAATAATAACATTATCTTTATCAAACTTACGGCAAATTCTTTCATATTCTTCACGATGATAAATTGCCATCGGTTGAAATTTACCAGGATAAAGAACAACAATATCCTTGTCCACTAATTCATTTTCATTGAATATGGCAAGATTCATTTCTTTTATCAATTTAAGAATCTTATTGTTCATTTTATATTTCCGGTTCGTCTGGCCAAACTATATTGTAAGGATCAGATTGTAATGTTATATCTCGAAGTAATTGACGATATATTTGCCATTGTTCTTTTTTTTCAGAATTTAATGGACTGTCTGATAATTGAGTCCAATCACATTCTTTTAATTTTATGGTTCTTATTTCTCGAATATGAGACCACTTATTATTTGATTCTATTTCAATTTCTAAATCCGTTTTTATTCTATATGTTTGTATTTCAACAACTTCTTCTTCTGTTATTTCATAATAAGTACCATCAGAAATGGCATTTTCTGGAATAGATGCGGGTTCAAATCTATATGGAAACCAACCATATGATTTTAATGTTTCTTGATCCAATAAATAAAAATTTGAAATGTTTTTCCAATTTATTGGCAACACTCTATTACTTTCTTTTACTACACCGTCTTCTACTAATGCATATTTCATCAAACATTCCTAAATTTGTTTACATACAAATAAATATGTTTAGACTATCGAATCCCACAATTTTTTCCAATCAATATAAGGATCAAGTTGTCTTTCATATCCCATGTGTAAAGCAAGTGATGGTATTGGGGTGAAAAGAGTTACTTCCCAACGCCAAATGTGATTGATGGTAGTTCCCTCTTGAATTTGATTCACCTCACCCCATTCCGTCATATATTCCGTTGCACAGGTGTAAAATCTACTCCAAAATTTACTAACAATATTAGGATTACACATAAAAGTAAAAGTTGCATATTTGTTTGTTCTCCAATGTCTATTTTTACCAAGAACAATTCGTGTTTCATCTATAAATTTTGGCATATAATTATCAGGATCATCGTATGGATGAATTGCAACTTCTGATCCTAAATTTTTTTTGAATAATTTATATGAATCAATCATTTCAACTATTGCGGTTGGATAGTGTAGGTAATCATCTTCAACAAAATAAACTAAATCTGCAGTAGATGAGCGACCTCTATCGAATTGAGCATGACCAGATGCATTCCATCCTCGTAATTCCAATGGATTAAATTCATAAGTATGTTTGGATGTTTTGAAAATTGTATGTAATTCATCTATTAGTTTCTGTGATGAATGATCGTCAAACCATACAAAATGAATTTTACCATCATACTTTTCTGCAGACTGAACCAAAGATTTTACACATTTGATAACCAATGTTGTTTTATCAACACCACAGTATCTTGGAGTTGGATTTGCATGAATATCTATAAAACTATGCGTTCTTAAAATAATATCCACACTTAATTTTTCTTCACTAACCATGTTTGTTCAGCGCCTCCATATGCCTCAGCACGAATTGAAATTATATTATTATCGATTTTGAAAAATTCATTTACTGCCATTTTTATTTCTGGCCAAGTATAATCGTCACCACAAATATAACCACCTTTTTTAATTTTTGGAAACCAATGTGTTATATCATCACGAATACTAATGTAATCATGTGCAGCATCTATGAAAACAAAATCTAAACTTTCATCTTCATATAAATTTGATGCATCGACTGATTTCATTCTAATTGGATTTATCACAGATTTTATCGGTTGTATGTTTTTGATAAATTCATTGTAAAGTCCATCTTTTATTTCTAAAAGTGGTTCATACGAATCATTTTTTTTATCATTGTGTTCTTCGGAACCTAACCATGTATCTACACAATCAAACCTAATGTTCTTTTTGTTGTTAAGTATTTCAACGCCCATATAGATTGAACTCTTTCCTTTCCAACTACCCACCTCAACAAAATGATAATTGTCTATATCATTGCAAGACAAAACCATTTGTGTAAAAAGTTTTTCTTGAACAAACCAACCTGGAATTTTGTAGTAATAATGTTGTATCATTTACCATATCCTTCTGCGAGTTTAGTAAGTTCTTCACGAATTTTTATGAATGGAGCATCCCATTCACCATATCTTTCTTGTCTAAATAATTTAACAGAATCATACCAATTAGAAGTATCTCCCGGAACAACCCATGTATAATATGGCATGATAGGCGTAACCACCCATGTTGGTTTTCCAATAGCCCCGGATAGATGAGCAACTGATGTACATGATGTTATTATCAAATCACAACCAGCAATTATGTTTGCAGTCTCATCCCAAGATTTCATTTGTTCACGCATATCACCAAAAGGTAATCCATCTACAAGATTTTCGTCTCTTTGCAATGAATAAAATGTTGTATTTGGAATATCGTGAAGACCAATCATCAATTCTGGTGGAAATCTTCGATGTTGTTCGTCTTCAAATTCTGGAGAACCACTCCAACGAATACCAACTTTAAGATGTCCAGGTTTTGAAAACAACTTTCTTGGTTCTGATGGAAAGATAAATGGAGAACCATCCAAATCATCGTATTCCATTCCGAGAACATAAGGGGCAGACATTGCAGGAACCCAATAATCATAATGTGCACACATGATAACTTCATTATCAACACAAATAAATCCATGTCTTGAAAATAAAGGTTTCAATTCGGATGCACATGATACCAAAACTCTAGCACCCATTTCTTGAAATCTTTTAGCAAAACGAAAATTTAGAATTTGATCACCAAACCCACCTTCGCATCTAAAAAGAAGTGTTTTATTTTCAAGTGGCTCATCTTTCCAAATCTTTCCAGGAAGTGCAGGTAATCCAAATGTATTGATAAATCTACCATAATTTAGATGTTCAAATGCCTTTAACATATTCCTATTACGCATTTCATGCCATCCCAAATTAAAAAGAACCCGCAAATCATCTTGTGGTTGTTCACGTAGAATTTTTTCACTCATTTCTGGTTCTCCATTGATTGCATGACTTAAAGCAATATCTAATGGATGAATTTCTTTTTCAATCATAACAAAACCTTTCTATTTTTATATGTAACTAACAAATATACAAAATTTATTTGTAATAAGCAAATTTAACTATATCTTTTTATGAATTGTCCTATATCATTTGATGATGCAGACACCCATGTATTAAGTGTTCCAACCTGAACAGGAGATGTACGAGTTACCGTATCACCGACACCACCCCAACCATTTGTGTTTAATCCCTTGAACCAAAGAGTCCCATCGGTTTTAATAAGGTGGATTCTATTTGCATAGTATCCGTTAAAATCTTTGTAAGTATCATTTCCTAATTGACTATATGTACTGTGATTTGATGACCAATTCCAAAGTGTTCTATCAGTTTTTAGACCTGATCCTTGTCCGATACCCTGATAATGTACTTTTGCCCAATTTGTTTCAGTTCCTAATTGAACAGGAGATCCGTCCATACCCCATATCGTTCCATCTGTTTTCATCATCGATACTCCTGCGGAAAAGTTATTCCAATTAGTATCTCTCCCAATTTGAGTTGGACTAGATCTGTGTATTAGATCCTCGTGAATGCGTCCTAATCCCAGTACATTAGCTATACCTGCCGAGTATAATACTCCATTCGCATCAATCAATCCAATATGACCTGCACCAAATGATCCAGACACCCAATTACTCAAAGTTCCAACTTGTGTTGGTGAAGAACGATCAGTTGATACACCCAGTCCAAGTTCTCCATAATTATTTGTACCCCAAACCCAAAGAGTTTTATCTGATCTAATTGCAAGTGACATATTACCGTTAGCAGAAACCTGTGTCCAATCTGATCGAGTTCCCACTTGAACAGGAGATGATCTAGTAGCAGTATCTCTTAATCCAAGTTGTCCATTATTATTTGCACCCCAAGTCCAGAGAGTTCCATTTGAAGCAACTGCCATAGAATGTGATCCGCCTGCACTAATTTGTGTCCAATTTGATAAAACACCAACTTGTGTTGGGGATGATCTATTTACAGATGTTGCAACTGTTATACCCAACTGTCTAGCAGTACCAAGACCCCATGCCCAAAGTGTATTATCGGATCTAATTGCAAGTGTATGCGATGAACCAGCGGCAACTTGTGTCCAATCAGATCTAGTTCCGATTTGTACTGGAGATGATCTATTGCCACTGGCAAGATTTATACCGAGTCTACCAGCAGTATTACTACCCCATGACCAAAGAGTTCTATTCGTTCTAAGTGCAACTGTAAATGATGTGCCGGCAGTAACTCTCGACCAATTAGTATCTGGTCCTATTTGGACAGGAATTGATCTGATAAACGTAGTATTAAATACACCAAGTTCACCTACACCGTTCGCACCCCATCCCCAAAGTTGTCCAGTTGTTTTTATTGCAAAATTATGTTCTCGTAGTGTGTCTGTTGCAGTACCAAAATAATTAGTTTTTGCAGTTGTAACAAATGACCAGTTGGTATCAATCCCAATTTGAACCGGCAGTGAACGAGCAGTTGTTGTTCCATCACCCAAATTGTAATCGGTATTGGTTCCCCATGCCCAAAGAGTTCCATTAGAACGAATTGCATACCCAATATATTCACCCATTGCAACCATAGTGTAGCTTCTAAGTAATTGATAATGTATATCTTCATATACTATACCAGGAGTTCCAGCCGATCTCGAAAAACCTTCTGAGAAACCCCATGACCAAAGAGTTCCATCGGTTTTAATAGCAAAGTATGTATCAGATGCTCCAGTACTTTGAGGAATATCTTTCCAATCTGTGTTTATACCTACTTGAACTGGATTTGAACGTCTGGATGTATCACCTGTTACTAATTGTCCATACGTATTTCTACCCCACACCCAAAGTGTTCCATTGGTTTTTAATGCAGAACCACGAGTAACTTTTGCCCAATTTGTTTCAGTTCCTACTCGAACTGGATTTGAACGACTGATGGTGTCACCCAATCCCAAATCACCTTCAATATTGATTCCCCAAGTCCATAAACTACCGGATAAATCTATTCCTGCGGTAAAATTATCTGAATTATATGCAATTTTCCAGTCCGTTTTTGTTCCTGTTTGCACTGGACTAGATCTATCTATAATAGAATTATCGCCCATTCCACCATAATTATTAAATCCTGTTGCCCATATTTCAGTTAAATAAACTGGTGGAACAGGTGGTGTTTTTTGTGCAGCTACTATTACATCCTTTATCATAATTAACCTTTTAATTTAATATGCAAGACCACCTACAAATCCATACCAATCGGTTCCACCATTCGGCGTAATAAAACTAACAATATTTACAGCAGGACCTTCTAAAAGAGGAGCAACCCCGGCTGGCCATTTTACAGATGCAGGCCAAGCAACAGTATATGTTGTACCACTATCAAGTATTACCGTGAAACTACCGAGATTAGTAGCAGTTGGTGGATTGGTTATGGTTGTAACAGTGATATTAGCACTTTGATTTACATAAAATATATTTCCAAGTGAAAGATTATATGTTATACCACCGGCAGAAGAATGATTTATCGTTGTATATTTTTCTTCATAATCTACAAAAACCGGAGTATGTAGGGAACCGGATAGGAAAACAGATCCAGATATAGTTACATTTTGATTGAGTGTGGTAACACGAGATGCAGTTGCGGCGTATGATGCAGTTGCTGATATGTTAGTTCCAGTCCAACCATTGCCACCAACATAAAACCCATCATTTGCATATATTGTACCGGATGTAGTTATTGAGGCACCACCCTGCATCTCAATTCCAACTTGTACATCAAGTGTTTCATTATCTGGATTTATCGTAATTATGTCAGATCCAGTTATATTGTTAGTGGTTCCATTATAGACCAACATATAATGTGTTCCATTACCGTAATATGATGTTAAACCGGTTGTTGGACCACCGATTATTACCTCACCACCGCCACCTCCACCATTTAATGCATAACTAGCAGTTGTTGCAAATGATGCACTAAAAGGAAATGATCCAGTGGTATTAGATGTAATAATAGTTCCGTCTACATTAGGCAAACGATATGTTCTATTCGTAGATAATCCACTATCATCGAATGTAGCATAATAACTTCCGCTAGATCGTATATTAAATGACATATTAGTTATCCATCAATCCAATTTGAAAAAATTTCATCTGATTTCATAACAGTATATCCTGCAGTAATAATGTTATCCTTAATAGATAATACATCATCCGCAAGTTCATTCAATTCGTTTTCTATATTAACCGAACTGTTATACATACCGCGTTTGTATGTTTCATAATCACTTAAACCATTATCATATCTTTGTCTTTGGTCTTCGTTAGCAAATATAATATATTGATAATTATGATTTTCATTTTTTAATTCAATATGAACATCATATATTTTTAGATATTCGCCAGTTGTTGGGTTTATTAAAGCCATTCTATAACTCCTTATATTCTTGTTTCCGTTGCCCATATTGTTGCTGAAAATATAACATTGTTTGCCGCATCATGTTTTACACGCAATCTCAATGCCTCATTTGTATCATCTGCATCAACAGTAACATCCCAATTAGCTGATCCTGCTTCTGCAGATGTGACAATATAAATTGGGTTTCTAACCATTGTTGTATTATTTGAAGAATTTCTCTTTATAGCACCAACAACTTCCCATGTTTTACAAACAAAAGTTGATGTTTCAATTGCATTTATTTGAAATCTAAATTGATAAACTGAACTTGCTAAAATAGTAACACGAGCAGAAGAAGCATCTGTGAATAATTCTTGTAAAACTCCACCACTTGATGCGAGAGATTTTTCTCTAAATTTCTGTATTATAGATTGAGCTTTGTTTGTAGTTGAGTTAGTAGCGGTTGTAACAAATTCATTTTGTCTTTCTGCTTTTGAATTGGCTCCAATTGCTACTGTTCCATATCCTTTTTGATTGGTAGTTGCATAGTATCCAATACCAACACCCCCTTCAGAATTATATGATGTATTGCTACCTATACCTACACCATAATTGGAATTATATTGAGATTGATAACCAATACCTACTGAATATCCTGAATTTTCTAGAGCACCATTACCAATACCTATCCCATGATTGTAATTATAGTTTGCATTGTTACCTATTCCGATTCCATATGTATAATTACGGTTTGCATTGTTACCTATTCCGATTCCATATGTCTCATTACTGCTAGCACCTATACCTATACCTATACCATTAAGTATATTACCTATCGAGTTAAGACCAATACCAATTCCATTTGAAGTATTTGTATTAGTATTGTAATCAAAATACTGCAATGAACCGGTATATCTATTTGCAATAACACTACCCGTAACATTAAGAATTGAACCATTAAATGATAAATTGTCTTCACCAACTAAACCACCTGATGTTCCATCAGATGTTATTACAAAATTATTTCCAGGATTAGTGACAGTTGCACCACCACCACCGCCTAATACATAAGAAGCAGTTGTTGCAAATGATGAACTAACTGCATTAAGAACATAAGATGCAGTTGTTGCAGTTCCTTGAAGTGAACCAGTGAATGATGTTGCTTGAAGTGAACCAGTCAGTCCATAAGAACCAGTTAATTGTTTTGTATTTACCCAAACTGATTCACTTTTTACAAGTAAATCACCATAAGAAGAAGTTGTGGATGTGTCTATAATATCATGTAATTCACCAAGTTCATAACCATTATCTATTTTTACAAATATAGAACCAACAGATGCATGAACTCTTTCAACAAAACCAATAATAACAGTGTGATTTGGAGCAACCGGTTTTGTTTGGGTATACCCACCATTTGTACTCAAATATAAAGTAGCACCCGATGTTAAACCAATCGTATTTAATCCATTAACAACACCACCAGTTGTTACAAATCCTTCTTCTCCTGCAAGAATTGGCTCTGTTACCATACCAAGTGTATTCCGTGAACCTGCTTCGACTGAATTTCCTGCCCTCTTAACAGAAATTCTATTTCCTTGTGAACCGAAAATATAAACTATTTCACCATCATTGAGAGTTGTTGCTTCTGCATTGTAAACTCTTGCAACTTGCTCTTGTCCTAATTGAAGTGTTACATTCCCACCTTTCAATCCTAAATCAAGTGTACCATAACCATCATTCCAAACAAATCTACCAACTGCACCGGCAGCAGATGATGTTGTGTAGAAGTTAAGATTATCAACATTGTTTATTGATCCACTCATAATAAGTGAACCAGATACAATGGAACCATTGGATGCGGTTACGGAGGATAGATGTGCTTGACTACCACTTACTACAAGTTTTTTCCAATTAGACAAAATAGAACTCCACAGTTTATATCAATACCAATAAATATGTAGTTTTGAGATAGTTTAGTTAATTATTGAAAAACCAATATTAAATGAATTACAAGCCAAATTGTGATTTATCAAAATCATAATTTTGCAAAACTTCATCTGCAGTTAGACTTCTATTGTAACAATAAACCTTAGCAATTCTACCATTTAGAAGATTACCACCACCAAAAGTAGCGATGTTAGTTGAACTATCACCACCATGGGCAGTTTTATTATCAGTATATGTACTATCTTGAATACCGTTGATATACAATACCATGCCATCTGTTGTATTAAATGTAAGAGTGACATTATACCAATTACTCAAACTTATATTGGCTGTTGAAGGATATGCTTGATAATTTCCCCAATTAGTATGACCACAATATATTTTATTAGCGGATGCCATATACATAAAATGTCCACCGGTATCACTACTAACTAAATTGTTTTCATCGTATTCATTTAGATAAAACCAAACAGATTTAGTATATGTAGTTTGTGTTAGAACATCACCATTACTAGTACCAAATTGGTTTGAACCATTGAATGTGAAATATGATGGTGTTCCTGATGTAAAAACTGGTGAGTTTGCCAGTGTAATATTTTGTTCAGTTCCTGCCAAATCATACCAAGTATCACCACTACCACTATATGAAGTTATATCACCAGCATCTAACCTTAATGTCAATCCGTCAGTAACTAATTGTGGTGTATTCAAAAGAGAAAATGAACCATTTCCTGATGTATTTCTTA